CACAATGCTGGTATATTCATATCTGGAGAACTCTGGTTATCACAGGCTCCACAACACACTGTATTCGGTGAAGAAGGCAAGTTTACCTTCGAGAGTACTGGTAATGAGTCGATTACTCCTTGGATTCCTGAAGGTAGTGGTAGTCTCTTTGCGATTGGTGGACATGCAGAGGCCACTACCAAGGCATACCTACAAGGAGATTACTCCTATCTTGGTGGTACTGCAGGTCAAGTCTTCAGTCCTGCACCGAAAGGTACTGGTACAATTACCCTCAGTCTGGGTAGAGAAGAAGGTCAGACCTATCTTAGAATTATTGATCTTCCAGATGATGCCTTTGGTGGAACATGGAACATTCGTGGTGGTGCCACGGATGAGAAGAATACTGATTCCTACAATGAATCCTCTATCTGGTATGGTGCAGAGGACGAGAATTGGGGTCTACTTTCTTCCGATCCTGGCTTTGGATTTGATCTTGGTGAACTTGGAAGTGCAACTGGAACTGAGACATTTGACGATGAAAGTAATACATACGACCAAGATGTTCTCTTCAGTAACAATGGTCTAACATACGACCAAGGATCTGGTGGTGTTTCTATACTACCATCCTTCGATAAGACTGATCAGTACAGTGTTGATCTTAGTAATACTGTCAATTCTGAAGACTTTGGACTTGTTGGACCAAGTTCTGTTGGAGGGCCTCCATACGATCAATATCTATATCCATCCAATACTGGTTTCAGTCATCAGACTGGAATCAACAACGGATATCTGGATTATGGTTGGGTCAATTCTCCTACCAACGATCCAAGTCGCTTCCCATTTGGTCTTGGTCCATCTATTGTTCAACCAACTCCAGCATCCAAGACTCAGTGGATTCCGAAGTACAATGGTGGTGGTACTCTTATTGTTTCTGGTCTTGGCCTCGAAAACGTTGCTGTTGCAAGTAGTAATACAACTCTATTCGACTTCGTTGGTACTACTTCTCCAGAGAGGTACATTGCTCAGACTCCAGAGAATACAGTTCTATTCGATACATCGGGAACTCTTGTCGAATCTTACACAAGAGATTTTGTTGGTACTGGAAGTATTGCTCTTACTCAGACTCAGGCAGTTGGGTTTACCACTTACAGAAGGATCATCAAACCTCCCTCAAGTGGTATTGTTACCGTTACTGGTTACTCAACAGAGAAATGGAGTGGAGACCCTCCAGAAGGTACATACCTACACATTGTTGGTGGAGCATACTCCGACCTCAAGGCTGCATACGCCACTCAGGCACAGAAAGTCACATCGAGACTCTACGGAGAACTCAATCACCCTCAGATCGACTTCACACCTCATTATGGTATCGAAAGGAACATCGGTATCGAGACAGGACTTACATTGTCGCCTGGTGGTGGTACGGACAGAATTACTGGTATTACAACTGCCAGCTTTATTCCGAACTACCCAGGCGGTCAATCTGCACTCGATGGAAAGGGTGGAAACACTCACGAAGTTCTTACCTTCAGTGGTCGTTCGATCTCCAGAACCAACGCACCTATCAGTACTCACGGTGTTATCTACATTCTGGGTATTGGTACTGCTGGAAACGGTGTTGGAGGCCCAGACGAGACTGGAGATCTCGATGGAGTCGAATTTGGTGCAAAAGAACGCTTCGTACCCGCTACCGCATACGGTTTCGGGTCGATCATGTTCGACTTTGCCGGCACGGCTCCGAGCAACTTTATCCAAGTATACGGATACTACGGAGACGACAGAGATCCAGGCGCTGGTACAAGTGGTCAACTCGTTCTCAGGAACGAAGGTACAGTTGGTTCTTCCGAGAAACTGGTTGTTCAGACAGTTGGGATATCCACATACAACTTCAGTGGTGCATACTCAGATCTCAAGGCAACCTTCACAGAAGTTGGATCTGGATCTCTATACTCCATCGGTGGATCTTCAGAGAACGTTGCAGCTGCAGAACTTGTTGCTGGAACTTCCATATTCAATGGAACGGCAGAAGAGTCCTTCATTGCTCAGACTCCAGAAGAAACTGCAACACTTACACTTTCTGGTACAGGAAAGGCCCAACGCAGATACGAGTACGATGGTTCTGGAACGATTACTCTCAGAGGAGATATCAATCCTATTACGGGTGTCAGACTATCTGCAACTGGATCTGGTTCTCTATTCGGATTTGGTTCTGGTGCAGAGGCAGTTCCGTATCAGGGATTTGCAAGTTCCGTTCTTTCTACAATCAGTGGAGAGGCAGACACAAGATGGTTCGCAGTCTTCCAAGACTTCATTCCATCTGGATCTCTTACAATTTCTGGGGAACTTTCCCATCCACTTATCGACTTCACTCCAGCAGCAACTGGTGGTGGATTCTCAACATTCTTCGGATCTGCAGAAGTATCAACTCATCCACAAGAGATTGGTATTGGTACATTTACAGTTTCTGGTACTGCAATTCCAAAATTCGCAAGTCAGGCTGGCGAAGGCACAATTCTTTACGATCTCAAGGGCGCTTCTGCAATCACGAAGCTTCATTGGGTATATCAAGACTTTGTTACCTCTGGTACTCTTACGATTCTTGGAGATGCAGACGAGTCTCTACAACACATCTTTGGATACTACGGAGACGACAAAGATCCTGGCACATCGGGTGGATTTACATTCTCCAATACTCCTCTCGTACACCCATTTGTCGATTACACTCCACATTATGGAATTGGCAAGGCAGTTCTTTATGGAATCAGTGGTACTGTTGGAATATCAAGGGCATTCCCACCAGTTATCGGTACAGGATCCATCAAGAAACTTGCATCTCTCGATGAATCATATGCAAGAAGAGGATATCAAGGTGCTGGTATTGTTAACTTCTTTGGTGCTGCTCCAACTGAAATTCTCGCCTTTGAGGAAGGTAGATCCTACGTTGTTATCATATAATGTATAAATAAACTTGAAGCATAACTATTTGACCTCTGACTCATGACAAAGCAGGTTCAATTTAGGAAGGGTACAACCGCTGAACACTTTAACTTCACTGGAGCCCTTGCTGAGATTACCGTTGATACGGACAAGAATACCGCTGTTGTACACGATGGTGTAACACCTGGCGGATTTGAACTTGCTAAGTCAAGATGGACATTTGTTAGTGCGAACTATACTGCAGGTACGAACCAGAAGTATACAGTAGACTCAACAAATTCCCCCGCAGGTTTTAATTTAACACTTCCGACTCCTCGTGCGGTCGGTGACTGGATTTGGGTAGAAGACTTTTCTAATTTTTTAAGTGTTCACCCTATAAATATTGTATCGTCATATGACTTTGAGAATGGACATCTTGTAAAAGCGTCATCACCTTTTATCATGGACGTTTCGGGTGCGTCAGTAACCTTCATTTGGAATGGAACTCTGTGGAAGATCTTCAACAACAGGAGTAGTTAAAAATGGCACTAACCCTAAGTAATTCAATTTCGGGTGAATTCGTCCCATCGGAATCATCGGGTTTTTTCACGTATGCCTTGAGAAGAGATGCAGATCACATGCTCTATTTCTCCAAAGTTAGTGCTGCAGGAACAGAATTAGGTGAGTTCTATCGTAACGATGGAACTGCTATACCAGAATTCGGTGATGGTCTTGATTATGGATGCTATGACGTTGGTGTTGGTAAAACATCAATCATTCGTAATGATGTTGCCACGGATAAAAAATCCTTAGATGACCCGAATGATAAATATCAACAGATCCGCTTTGACAGAAGGAATTTATATTATTACATAGACGATGATGGCTTTTTCGTTATTAGGTTCAATGGACCTGACTATAATTATACTTCTATCGGACCAAAATAACCCCAATCAGATAATTATCAGGAGCAAAAATGGCTGAGTTTAGACTTGGAAGAGTAAAATTCAACTGGACAGGTAATTGGACTCCAGCAAAGTCCTACCTCATTGACGATATCGCCAAGTTTGGTGGTAATACTTACGTGGCGACCGCAAACCACACGTCAACGGCCAGTACATCGGATTTTTACGCAAACGATTCAGGAAACTGGAATATCCACATCGAGGGCCTTGAACAAAAGGGTCAGTGGGTAACTTCCACCTATTATCGTATCAACGATTTGGTGACATTCGGTAACGTAGTTTACCGTGTTACTGCTGCACATACTTCAGAAGGAACCTTCATCGATAAGACGAAGGTTGTCGAGTATGTTGCGGGATTCAAATCCGAGGGGGACTGGTTAAACGGTACGGAGTATCAAGCAGGTGACGTTGTTAACTACAACGGATCTTCTTATGTTGCTCTTACAACTTCTCTCGCTGGATACAACCCTCCACAAAACTTAGGACTTTCTACAGATCCTAACGCAAAATGGAGTATATTGTCAGACGGTCTTGCTGGTGCCGCCATAACATATACAGAAGGAACTTATTACAGAGGTGACCTAACTCAGTACGGTGGTAACATTTACCGTCATAAGATTGGTGTCACAACTAACGTATCTCCACTTCAGGTCGGTTTAGGAACGATTGCTCCCGAATCTTGGACTGGTACTGATGTATGGGATCTTTTAGTTAAAGGATTTAACTTTGTAGGTAGTTTCTCAACTACATACACCTATCATCCAGGCCACCTTGCAAGATATGGATCTGATTCATACCTATCGGTTGGTTCATCTCACATAAACGTAATTCCTACTGCTGGAATTGGAACGTTCTGGGAAGTACTTGCTCAGGGTGATTCTGGTGCTGCTCTTAACACCAAGGGTGACATTCTAAGTTACAGTGGTGGTAATGTAAGGATCGGTATCGGTTCTACAGGTTATGCTCTTGCAGTTCAGTCAGATGGATTGCCAGGATATGAGATTGTAGGTAACCAAACAAGAATTTACTATGTTGACTCCGAGGATGGAGTTGACTCAAACAATGGTCTTGCACCTAACTTGGCGTTTAAGACTATTAAACAGGCTTGCGTTGCTGCTCGTCCTAAGACTCCTGTTACAGGACTTGATTACACCTATCAAACTGGTGTTACTACTCTTACGGCGCCTGGTCACGGACTACAAAACACTGGTACGTTCGTTCAGTTAGCTGGACTTGAACTTGAGTGTTTATCAGGTGGTAACGTCTTCAACGTACTGAGTATGGTTTATAACAAGGCCGTTGGTCTTGCAACCGTTACTGCTATTGGTCTTGGTGGCGCTCCAGAAGTTGGAATCGGCACATACATCAGAATACGGAACATGAAGGTTCAGTATACTGGTTCTGCTCAATTCGCTCACCAATTCCAGAGTTCATTAGCTGATTCAGTTATATCTGGTGGTAACTACGCTCACACATTTGTAAGTTGTGCAACTAACGGTGTTCAAATTGTTGGTGGTTCTAACGTAACACCTTCTAATGCTACTTACGATCCTGCAAATGGTAACTTAGTATTGACCCTTTCTGGTCACTCCTTATCAACTTCTGATAAGATTACCATTACGGATAACGCATTAACCTTCACCTGTACGATGAACGGTAATGCAAATAACCACACATATCCTCGTGTAACTGACCCAACTCGTGGTCAACAACTGAATATCACAGGAACAACAACTAATACTATTACAGTTAACGTTGGTGCTTCTCCTATAGTCAACTTCACACCAACTGCTGCAACATATAACCAAGTTACTGGTGATATGACGCTTACCATTGGTACTCATACGTTGACTGCTGGTACTTCAATCAAGATGGCTAACAGTGGTATTACCTTCCGTTGTGCAATGGACGGATATACTACAGATCACGCTTATCCACGTAATACTGACCCTAAGTATAATACTTCAATTCCAATTACGGCAACAAGTACTAATACTATCACTATTAACGTTGGTGCTGCATCTGCAAACACAACTATTACAGGTCTGTTCCCTGCTGTACATACACAAGGAACATATCAGTTCCCAGTACAGGCTGTTCCCGATGCGAACTCTGTTACACTTAACGTTGGTGTTTCAACAGTTGATTACACTTACGTTCAGGAAGGAACTGCATTTGTTGGTCTAACAACAACTACATATCCAAGTATTGTTTCTAAGTCTTACTTCGAGGTTCTTGAAGTTCCTAACGGAGACGAGATTAAGATTAACGCTGGTATAACAACTCAGGCACATAGTTACGTTCAAGGTGGTCTAATGACTGACTTGACACCTGCTATCCTGAAACTATCTGCATCGCAGTTCTATGAGCAACTTCCAATTGTTGTTCCTCCTTACACTGCTATCGTAGGTAACGCACTTAGAGGTTCACAGGTTCTGCCTAAGGTTGGTACATCTGACGATGGTACTACACCTAATAACAGATCACAGATGTTCCAGATGTCTGACTCTACAACGATTCAGGCGATCTCCATGAAGGGTATGTTAGGATTCCATTATGATCCTAATGCTCCTTGGGTACTTGACAATACAAACGTCAGGACTGGTATTGGTACAACTGCTGCTGGTGTATTCATCGCATTTAACCCCAATTCACCAATTAACGATAAGTCACCTTACGTTAAGGACTGTACTGCTTTCTCAGACAATGCTTCTGAGTTATCACCTGCAGAATTCGGTGGTGCTGCGGTCGGTGTACTCGCTGACGGTGGATTGCACAAAGAAGGTGCAAAATCAATGGTGTTCGACGCTTTCACGCACGTTGCTTCTGACGGTGCTGGATACCTACTTGACAAGAGTGCAATCGCTGAGATTGTCTCCTGCTTCACATACTATGCCCGTTGGGGATACTACTCAGGTGGTGGATCAAGAATCCGTGCTGTTGGTGGTAACAACTCCTACGGTGACTACGGTGTAATTTCTTCTGGATTCTCCTCTGAAGAGACTCCAAGAACCGCAAGAATCTTCGGTGATCTTCTTTCAGTTCAGAGTGCTACTAAGGCTGGTACAGTCTCAGTTGGTGCTACAATGTTCGGACAAACATCTAAGGCAACTGCATGGATGTTGAACGATCAGATTGCTTCTGATAAGATTTACTTCAAATATCAGGCTGGATACGGTAATGTTGGTCTTGGAACCACTGGATTCGTAGACGGTGAGATTGTATGGTTCGGTGCTGGTGCTGAAGGAAGTGCTGGTGTAGGTTCAATCACAGTCGGTACTGCTGCTTCTTCCACAACTGGACAGAAGGGAGGTATCCTTGAGGTTGATAATACTTCAGGAACACTACTTGTCGGTGACTCCATCGGATTAAGTACAACACTTTACGGTGCAGACGATAGATTCTATATTATTAACTCTCTAACAAACGTTGCTACTGCAAACACTTACTACGAGTGGAAGGCAGGATCAACCGCAGGCGTTGCCGTTACATTCCAAAATCGTGCTACTCTGACAATTTCGCCAGAGAAGACAATCGGTACATGGGATACACGTAACTCAGTTGCCGCTGGTTCGACAATGGTTGTTAGAACACTGTTCTCACAGGTACGACTAACAGGACACGACTTCCTCGCAGTTGGTACTGGTAATAAGACTGAAACTAACTATCCTAACGTTGACCTCGCTGGAGTTATTCAGGGTAACGAGACTAACGTATACGGGCCTGGTAAGGTGTTCTTCGTATCTACCGACCAAGGTGGTAACTTCCGAGTTGGTGAATTCTTCTCGGTTGACCAGTTAACTGGACGTGCAACCTTGGATGCCTCCGCTTTCAACCTGTCTGGTTTGACAGAATTGAGACTGGGTGCAATCGGTGGTCAGATTGGTGAGTCTATTAGTGAATTCTCTGCCGACCAAACAATGGCAGGTAACTCTAACAGTGCTTGTCCAACTGAGTACGCAGTTAAGGGATTCCTAACCCGCGGCGCAATGGGTACTAAGGCGATGACACCTCCAGTAGGTACAACCGCTCAAAGACCTGGCGGCGTTGATGATGAGTTCCAAACAGGTTGTATGAGATTCAACTCTGAATTAGGTGCTCTTGAGTACTACAATGGTTCTTCTTGGACACAACCAGGCAAACAGACCTACAGTACAATCTCAGGTGCAACTAACGTTCTTGCTTCTAACATCTACTTTGTTAACACAACAGGTGGTCCTATAACCGCAACATTACCTGCATCTCCTGACCTTGGAGATACAATTAGGTTCTTCGACGTTGCTAAGACTTTCGATTCTAACGCATTGACAGTCGCACGTAACGGAAAACCAATTCAAGGTGATACTGCAGACTTATCAGTTTCCACAGAGGGTGCCGCATTTGAACTTTCCTACTCAGGTGCAACTTATGGATGGAGAATCTTCACCATCTAATGGTGGGTTCTCTACGTTGTTATTACTAAATACCATTAATCCAAGGCTGCTGTAAATGGCAAATTATAGATCATATCGAAAAGTAGTTGCTGATCAAGTTCCAAGTAACGAGATCAGCGTAGGAAAGCTCGTGCCTGGATCGGGTCCTTCATATTGTGTAAAACACATTTATGGAACTCCAAACTCATGTACTCCAGGCTGTTGTTGCAACTGGCAAGTTCCTTCTGGTACAACCAGAATAACATGGGAACTGTGGGGTGCAGGTGGAAATGGACATGGACATTGTTCATGTAACAGATGTCAGCACTTTAGAGGTGCTGCAGGTGGAACTTATAATACTAAGACTATCTCTACAACAGGTGGTTGTAACTACTCTGTATGTGCAGGTGGTGTTTATAGGTGTTGCTCAAGAGAGTGTAACGGTTGCACAGGTTGTTCATCCTATGTGAATGGTCATAACCTAAGTAACTTCTGCGCCAGAGGTGGTGCAAGGGGTTGTGCAAACGCTGACTGGTCAGTTCAGTGTACTTCTACTTGGTACTGCTGTGTTGCGCCAGGTGCTTGGGGCGGAGATTTCGCAATGGCTCCTCACCAGACAGGTTGGTCTGGTCACTGGGATTGTCAGTGCGGTCCGTCAATTACACAAGAATGTATGTCTGGTGCTCCATTCTTAGGAATGGGTTCTGAACATAGATCTGTTCACTGCTGGTCACGTTGCGGTTGTTGGACTGCTCCTTATGCGACTGGTGGACAGGGTGCTATCAACCAATACTGTGGTCGCTGCTGCGGTCAGGGTGGCCAGGGAGGATCTGGTATCGTTAGAATTACTTATTTGTAATCGGAGAACAAATGGCCAGTTATTCATCTTACAAAAAAATTAATGGAGATACCTTTGCAAGTGGTATCTTAGGAGCTGATAAGTTCAGTTCTTCTCCGACTTCCACATATGGTGTTAAGTGGGTATATGGAACCATGTGTAGGTGCTCGCCAGGTTGCTGTTGCAACTGGACAGTACCAACGGGAGTAACAAAGCTTTGGATCCAATTATGGGGTTCAGGTGGTAATGGTGCAGGCGCTTGTTCCTGCAACAGATGTCACCACTATGGTGCATCAGGCGGTGGATACTATAACAGTCAAATAGTTTCCTCAAATGCTGGGTGTACTTATTCGGTATGTGCTGGTGGAGTTTATCCATGTCTCTCAAGAGAGTGTTACGGATGTCAAGGATGTTCGTCGTATGTAAATGGACATAACCTAAGTAACTTCTGTGCTCAAGGTGGTAGACGCGGAGACGCGAATACTTCTTGGTCTACTGAGTGTACTTCAACATGGTCATGTTGTGCGGCCCCTACTCAATGGGGTGGACAAATGGCACTTGGTAACCATGCTCATGCATGGACTGCTTCTCGTTATGATACTTATAGAGGATGGTGTCACTGCTATAATCAGGGCATAACACCAACGTCTGCTCCATTGATCGGAACCTTTGTACAACAATCTACACGAGGATGTTGGATCCGTTGTGGTTGCTGGGTTGTTCCTTATGGTAATGGTGGAATGAACGCTATGTCAAATTATTGTGGCTCAGGCCATTGTGGACAAGGTGGTACTGGTGGTGGCGGATTAGTTAAAATTACATACTTCTAACAGCAGGAGAAACGATGGCTACGTATTCATCATACAAAAAAATTAAGAACGACCAGATAGTCGATGCGACGATTCCATCTTCTGCTCTTGCTTCTGGTGCGTTCGCAAACTGGTGTGTCAAGTGGGTTTATGGTACACCTAACTCCTGTACTCCTGGCTGTTGCTGCGGATGGCAGGTTCCTTCAGGTGTTCAAAGAATTAACTTCGAGTTATGGGGTGCTGGAGGAAACGGACACGGATCATGTACTTGTTCCAGATGTCATAACTGGTTTGGTGCAGGTGGAGGATTCTATAATACAAAGACTATTGGAACAGTTGCGGGTTGCACTTACACAGTTTGTGCAGGTGGTGTATACCGTTGTTGTTCACGAGAATGTACAGGATGTTACGGATGTTCATCCTACGTTAACGGACATAACCTCAGTAATTTCTGTGCCTTAGGTGGTTCAAGAGGTTGTGCAACTAACTCTTGGCCAAGTTCATGTTACTCTCAGTTCGAGAGGTGTTGTGTACAACCTGGCGCATGGGGTGGAGATTTTGCAATGGGTAACCATGCAGGAACCTCATATAAACAGGACGGATGGGACTGCCATTGTTACTATAACAAGGGTCATCCTACAGGTGCTCCATTCATCGGAACGTTGGGCGTTAGTTACGCTGTTAGACGTTGTTGGATGCGTTGTGGTTGTTGGACTGTTCCTTACGGTCACGGTGGACAGGGTGCTATTTCTACCTATTGTGGAAGTGGTCACTGTGGACAGGGTGGACAAGGAGGATCGGGTCTCGTTAAGATCACATTTGTTTAAGAAAAACAAAATTTTAAGAGAGAGGGTCACCGTACCCTCTTTTTTTATTGAATTGTATAAATAATAGACGAAGGAGTTAACCTGAACAAATAACCATGGCTACCAAAATTATTTCCCACGCATGGCAGTTAAAATTGCCAAATAACTTCCTTGTGGATCACTCTTTCAGTGACGGCAAGGATAGAAGTTGTACTTACGACGGACCAGACAAGATTTATTTACAGTTAGATGCTAACGGTAAAGAGGCATATGGACCTCTTACTGAAGATGACATCGCTGATGGTCGTCCAAAACCTGCTGACGTTGTTGAATGGTTTGAAGTAGATTGTGCTGCAAGTCACACAAATACTTTAATCTGTCAATTACGTGCTCCAGTTATAGATGAGAAGGAAGAAGACAGAGGTACAGGGGAAGTTTGGCATCCAGGCTCACCAGACATGACTGCAGATGGATATCCAAGATTCTCTTATTCTACACCATTAATGGCTGATGATATCTATGATATCGACAGCATTAAGAAAAATGGAGGTGGTACTCTTGACGTTACTGCTTATACTGTTAAGGAGAAACTTAATGGTCATGATGCAGACCTAACTTGGGATAACATCAGAAGTAAGAGAGATACTACACTTGAACAGTGTGATGGTAAAGTATCAGAAGACATGCCTACATCAATTAAAGATGAGTGGAAAGTTTATCGTCAGAAGTTAAGGGATTTCCCTAAGACTATGGCTGATGCTGGAGTTCATCCTAACATAGCTCAAATGATGATGCCTGATGTTCCTCAGCACGTTGATCCTCCTGCGGCTAATGAGCCTAATGCAGATGGTACTCAACCTTGGGCCCCACCATTCTGATCAAACATATATAAATTAATTAAGATGATCGAAAGGTCATCTTTTTTAATGTCTTAAATTATGTTTGAAGTAAATTATCAATCAGACGCACACGTTCATAAACTTTACGATCATTATAAGTATAATGATGTTGGAATGGTCTGGAGAAAAGTTTTTATAGTAGATAATTTCTATTTAAATCCAAATGAGGTTCGAGAATACGCTTTATCGTGTGAACCAAAAGAGGAAAAAAGTTATACTGGAGATTTGATAGGTAAAAGAGTATGGGAACAACAAATAGAAATGCAAAAAAATCTTAAACCATTGTTTAAGGGATTGTGTACTCTGGATCAATGGACAAATATTGAATGGGATGAAGATGATTTCAATACAAAATGGGATGATATGAAGTTTATGGTCAATGTTAGTTACGGATCAGACTTCGCTAAGAGACAAGATGTATATAATGGAGATGTAGTTACATATCATAAAGACAATACAAAATATAAATGGGCTGCTTTAGTATATTTGAATAAGGATGAAGAATGTGATGGAGGTACAAAGTTCTATCCATTCAAAGAAGATTTGCCTATGTTTAAACCAAGTGAAAGAGATGCCTTTACATGTGAGATGAAGTATAATAGAATGGTATTATATGAATCAAGACATACCCACGGAGCTATATTAAATAGGGATATGTTTCAAACAAAACCCCGTCTAACACAGGTGTTTTTTATGTGACTAAATAACTTTAGGAATCATGAAAATCATTATTCTAATTACTTGAGGTGAAAAACAATGCGATCGAAGGCCTTTTTCATAAATGGTGGAGCCGGAAGAGTTATATGCTCCATACCTGCATTTGAAAAACATGTAGAAGAACATCCCGAAGATGATTTTATTATCATTTGCGAGGGTGGAACAGATTTTTTTAAAGGACATCCTACATTAGATGGTAGGGCTTATGACAACTGGCATAAGAATGTCTTCCAAGAACATATTAAACACAGAGATTGTGTAAGTCCAGAACCATATAGAGTTTGGCATTACTATAATCAGAAGTGTACTCTTGCACAGGCATATGATATTGAAATTAATGGTTTAGATGAACCAAGAGAACTACCTAAACCAACACTTAATCTTAATAAGACTGAGGTTATTAATGGATATAATGTCGTACAGGAAGTTAAATCAGTAACTAAAAAGGATAAGATTCTTGTCATTCAACCGTTTGGTCGCGGGGTTGAACAGTATGGAGAGTTTATTGCAGATCCTACCTCAAGAAGTTTATCATTAACAAATACTGTTGATATCATCAATAATCTTAAAAAGGATTATGGTGTTATTGTTATGAGTGAAATTCACTTCCCAGTAGAAGAGGATGAAGAGAAGTCTCGATATAAAATTGCAAGACCTCAAATTCAAGATATGCGTCAATGGGCTGCTGTAATTGATGTTGCAGATCACTTCTTAGGATGTGATAGTATGGGTCAACATATGGCAAGAGCTCTTGATGGAACTGCAACTGTAATTGTTGGTTCAACATATCCAGAGAATATAAGTTATCCAGGCCATAAAGATTTTGATATCTATGATGTTGGTCTTGATAAGAGAGAATATGCTCCTATTAGAATATCTCAAGACGAAAGAGTTGACAGATATAATGATGAAGCATTAGAAATGACTCAATCACAAGTCAAAGAAGTTTGTGATCTTGTTAGAAAGAGGATGGGTAAATCCAGAACATTCACTGGTACATACGTTCCTGTTCAACAAACAACACAATCATGTGATACAAGTGGTAATATGCAGCCTCAGCCTGTTGCTCCTACAAATGCACAGAGACCTGATATTAATCAGTTGCAAATGCAACAACCAAATTCTGGCCAAGCTCCATCAATGAATATGGTTCAAGGTAGAGTTAAACCACAATCACCAACTCCACACTTCACTTTGGATAAACCAAAGTCTATGAAACCTTCTAAAGGATTTAAGCAGGAAGTGAAAAGTTTATTAAAGACAGATAAACCTTCTATTACTATAGAGAAAAAGAGTGAGGCTTGATAATGACACAATGGATTGCAGCAATCGCCAGAGGTCATAACTCTGGTGTATGTCTTCTTGCGGATGGCGAATTAGTTTTTGCAATAGAAGAAGAAAGACTTTCAAGAAAAAAATATGATGGTGGGCCTTATGCTTCTATGGTCAAGATTCTTGACTATACTGATAGGTTAGATTATCTTGCGATTGCACATACGCAACCATTAAATGAAGCTGGAACTGTTGATTTCACAGGAGAACCAGTCTATGTTGGTTTAGCCAGAAAGTTAGGTCTCATTGATAGAAATCAGGACATTTATAATCATCCTCAAGTTACTGATTTAAGTCATATCCATCATAAGTTACATGCTTCATGTGCTTTCTTTAGATCTGGATTTGAATCTGCTGTTGCTGTCATTGTAGATGGCGCAGGAACTTATATTCCTATGCAGATTGATGGTGAACAGGAGATGACATGGGAATTGGAAAGCATGTTTACATGCAAGTATCCAGATGAGTTCAATACCATTTACAAACATCAAGGAGGACGAGGACCTTGGGCTTCTGGTAGTTTACCTAATTTTGGTGCAGGAAGAGAAGGTGAAAAAGATAATACTTATGAACTTGTCTTAGATGATTCTGCTGGTATAGTTAAAACATATGAGGCTGCAACACAGTATTGTGGATGGGCTCCTATTGAAGCTGGTAAGACAATGGGATTATTCCCATATGGAAAGAATAGTTATAAGTTTCCTGATCTATTCACAGATTATGAAGGGATTGCTGCATGGAAAACTGCCAATAGAGATTTAGTTGTACCAACTTATCCTAATGGTGCTGTTATTAACCAAGGTAGATTCCCATACTTACATACTCCAGAGGAATATACTAAAGGAGATGATAGACCAGACATAACTAAATTAGATAATCGTAGAGACATTGCTTATGCAGTCCAGACAGAATCTCAACAGATGGTTCTGGATCTTATTCGTAAAGCAGTTGACATGACAGGTAATACAAATGTAGTATTATCAGGTGGATATGGATTAAATTGCGTTGCTAATTATTGGTATCTTGATCAATTAAAAGGTGAAGGTATTAATTTATATGTGGAACCAGTCAGTAATGATGCTGGAACTGCAATTGGAGCAGCTTACTTACAACACCAATTGGTGACGAAAGATACGACTGTTAAACCACATTTACATGATTTGTATACTGGTCCTTCATACGAATATGATAGGGAGTATATTCAAGCACTTGCAGAACATTATGGTGCATCAAGAATCTTTGAATCTAACCATAAGGATGCAGTAGAACTTATTACTAATAAGAATATTGTTGCATTGTTCCAAGGTAAATCAGAAGCAGGCCCTCGTGCATTAGGTAACAGGTCTATTCTCTATGATGCTCGTGATCCAAATGGAAAAGATTTCGTTAACACAGTAAAACGTCGTGAATACTTTAGACCATTTGCAGGTTCTATTTTAAAAGAACATGTACATGAGTGGTTTGATCTTCGTGGTATGGATGAAACTCCGTTCATGATGTATGCAGTTAACTGTCAAGAAGGTATTCAAGAAAGGATACCTGCAATCATTCATGTGGATGGTACGTGTAGGATTCAAACTGTTACCGAAGATGTTAATAAAAACTATTACGATATTATTCAAGAGTATTATAATCAAACAGATTGTCCAATTATATTCAACACATCCTTTAACCTTGGCGGAGAACCTCTTGTAGAGACTCTGGATGACGCTCTGAGGACTCTTGCGAACAGTTTGATAGAATACCTCTATTTGCCAGAATACGGTCTTATGATCGAGGTGAAGAACTGATGGAGGTTGTTATTGTTGGAGGAGGTACGGCTGGTTGGTTATCAGCTGCTTCATTTTTACATGAACTTCCTTTTGCAAATATAACTTTAATCGATAAAGAGGAATCAACTCCAGTAAGTGTTGGTGAAGCAACTCTTATAGGTTTTGAGGGATTCCTTAAAGATAAGTGTGGATTTCCACCAGAGGAATATCTGAGGAATATGGATGTAACACTTAAGGGTGGTATATTATTTCCAGATTGGGGAATGAATGGTAATGCTCCTTGGCATCCATTTACTTTTCCAAATATAGTTGACAAATGGTCTACTACTCAGAATGAACCACTTGAAACTCAGATGGCTTTATACAATTGCAGTATGAGGAATAGTATTGACAGGACTCAATTAGATGGTGGTTATGCTCTTCATGTTGATTGTTTAAAACTAATAGAATATATTAAAGCAAAGATAGAACATAAGATAACTTATATACAGTCATCAGTTAAAAATATTAGAAGAAATCAGGGTATTAAATCTTTGTTCTTACAGAATGGAACACAGGTTAGAGGGGATGTTTTTATAGATTGTACTGGTGTTGATAGTCTTCTTAAAGATAAAAGAAGAAAAGTAGATCTAAGTGATCGTTTATATGTTAATACTGCAGTTGCAGGACATGTTGATTACATTGAAAGACATAGAGAGTTACGTCCATTTGTTGTATGTCATGCTGTAGATGATGGATGGATATGGAACATTCCTCTTAAATCAAAGATAGGAACAGGTTTAGTATTCAATAGAAATATCACTGATCCAGAAGATGCTAAGAAGATTCTTAGTAATTACTGGAATGGAAGAACAGATGAACTAAAGATTTTAAATTGGGAACCTTACTATGATCTAAATCAATGGGAGAAGAATGTTATTTCTATTGGTTTATCTGCAGGGTTCATAGAACCACTTGAAAGTACAGGTATTGCATTGATTCTTGAAGGTATATCTACAGCTGCTACTAAATTAAAAACAGGATATTTTAATGATTATGATATTGATTGTTATAATAGTTGGATGGTATCAATGTTTGAATGTTGTACGGACTTTGTGAATATGCATTATTCAAAAGTAACCAAGGACACTCCTTTCTGGAATTATGTTAAAGATAACTATAAGATGTCAGATGCTCAAGAATTCTATCTTGATAATATGAAGTCTTCTGATCCTTCTGTTGTAGATGGTAAGGATCATTTCTTTGGTGGTGCCAATTGGATACATTGGTTAATCATGTTGGGGTATCCTATCAGACCAAAAGATTATCATATATGTGAATGGAACGATCCTACTGGATGGAAATCTATGCACCATTCAACACTTCGTAAAGATCTCACTATTGAGAACTCTGAAAACTTTATTGATCATATGACCTTTGTGGATAATTACCTATGAAAAGAGTAGAACATCTTACTATTGTTGGTGGTGGTAGTGCTGGTTGGTTATGTGCTGCTTACTTTGCCAGAAGATCTAATTTAACTAAGGCTTCTCCTCAAATGGCTTGGGGTGATAAACTTAAGGTAACTATTATTGATAAAGAAGTTCCTGATCGTATTGGTGTAGGTGAAGCAACTATATTAGCCTTTGGTAACTTCATGGGTGAGATGGGATTTGATGATGATTATTGGCAAGAAAAGGTTGATGCAATTCATAAAGGTGCTATAGTATTTGAAGGGTGGACTACACCAGAACATGAGATGTGGCATCCCTTTGGATTCACTGATATCACTTATAATATTAATGAAGCTGGTAATTATGATGTAGCTCCTCTATGGGATATATGGAGTGTATATAAAGATAAGTTTGATCTTAAAGAGTCTCAAGCTTTATACACTACTGCTATGGCAAATAGAGTAGAACCCAATAACATGAATGTCTATGCTAACCATTTGGATGCAGGTAAGTTAGCAGAGTTTTTAAAAGAGGAATCTATAAATCATCCATGTCTTACTCATATCGAATCAGATGTTACAGAAGTACATTGGCATGACAATGGAGAAGTTGATTATCTGAAACTAAAGGACGGTAGAGAACATAGATCCGATCTCTATGTTGATTGTACAGGATTTAAGAGGTTACTTAGTAGAGATCCTAAGAAGGATATGGTTGATTTGAGTGATAGATTGTTTACTAATACTGCTATTGCTGGACCTATCCAATATCAAAATAGAGATATTGAGATGCATCCTTGGACTCATGCAAAGACAGTTGATTGTGGTTGGATATGGGTCACACCAATAACATCAAGGATTGGTTCTGGATTAGTCTTTAATAGGGACATTACTGATCCAGAGCATGCTAAGGATGTATTCGTTGATTATTGGGATAATAGAATTAAGAAAGAAGATCTAAGAACTTTGAAATGGGATCCAGTTAAAGTAAAGAATGGTTGGGTTGGTAATGTAGTATCAATAGGACTATCTGCAGGGTTTATAGAACCACTTGAGAGTACTGGACTTGCTTTAATAGTTAGAGCTATAGAGACTTTAGAAGAGAATATAAGAGGTGATTGGTATGATGAGAATGAAATTGCTCTCTTCAATGCAAGAGTGAATGGTGCTTATGAAAACTCCATAGATTTTGTTAATATGCATTATGGATTTACCCAGAGAACTGAACCTTTCTGGCAACACGTAAGAGATACATATCAAAAATCTGAACTCTATAAGTTCTGGGAATCTCAAATGAAAGATCCTGACCATACTACCAGACAGACACAGAAGTTTGGATTCTTTGGTGGACATAATTTTGCAGTATGTATGGCTCAATGGAATCCAGATTTATGTGTTAGAAAGACATACTTTGATCATTGTAAAGATAATTTGGAAAAGAATATGCAACACTTCTATAAGCAGTTGCAAGAGAATATAGACACATCAGTACCACTTAAAGAAAAACTTCCTTGGTTAAAATGAAAACAGTATTTGTTAATGGAACATTTGATATTCTTCACCCAGGCCACATGCAACTATTCAAGGTTGCAAGGTCTTTAGGTGATAGAGTTATCTGTGCAACTGATAGTGATCAGAAGATAAGAGAAGATAAACCAGATACGGGTAAACCGATCAATAATCTTCCTTTTAGGATTACTATGTTAGAATCTATCAAATACATAGATACAGTCTTGTGGTTTAATACTCGACAAGAACTATCTGATTTGATACAGATGTATCGTCCTGATATTTTATTATTAGGTGATGATTGGAGAAATGGAGTTGTGATTGGTCAAGAGTTTGCTAAAGAGGTTAGATTCTTTCCAAGAATACACATGTATTCAAGTACAAAAGTAATAGAAAAGATACGGTCATGAAACAAGTATTAGTTATTGGAGATTCTTGTGATGACGTTTATATTTTTGGTCATTGTAAACGGTTAAGTCCAGAGTATCCTATTCCAGTATTAGATAAAGTAAATAATGAGATTCATCCTGGCATGGCAGCTAATGTTGATGCAAATCTCAATGCTCTTGGAATAGCAACAAATCTGTTGACACAGAGAGAAAGGATAACTAAAACAAGATTTGTAGATATCAATACTAAGCAACAGTTATTGAGAATGGATACCACACCAAAGGTTACTCCTTTGACTGGTTCAGAAGTCAAGATGGCAATGATTCATACGTCTTATGATGCTTTAGTAATATCAGACTATGACAAGGGTTTCATTGGATATCAAGAATTAATAGTTCTTTGTGAGAATTTTCCAGGCCCAATCTTTGTAGATACAAAGAAAACAAAATTGTTTCAATTAGATAATGTATTCTGGAAGATTAATGAGAAAGAATTTAATGCCTTAGATAAAGAAAAAAGACCAAATGAGACTCATCTTATTGTTACTCTTGGATCTAAAGGTGTACGATGGGGTGGTATAATATATCCAGCAAAACCTGTTACTGTTTTTGATGTTTGTGGTGCAGGGGACACTTTCTTAGCTGTCCTTGTATATGAATTCTTAAAGGATAATGATATGAAGAAAGCTGTAGATGTTGCTAATAGAGGTGCTGCAATCACAGTACAACATCCTGGCACATATAAACTAACTCAAAATGATCTTGAATCATTGTTCTGATGTACCCCGTTACTTTTCATAATGTATTAGAACCTAAGAAATTCCTCTCATTGAATGAAGAGTTTGAGGAGGGTTGGTGTCTTAATAATTCATCAGGGCTTGATGGTGATAATGTTACATGGGGTTTTAAAGATCCAAGCGATACCTTGATTTTTTATGATGTTGCTACTATAATCAAATTAAAGATACAAAAGGTTATTAAAAGACCTCTTAGATTCTTTGTAATGCATGTTAACGGACAGACTACAGGACAAGGCAATCTTATTCATACTGATTTTGAATGTCCTTGGGTGTGGTCTTTTGTATTGTTTACTCATATGGATTGGGATATTCAATGGGGTGGAGAATTTGTCTGTACAGAGCCAAATACTAAAGAACATAAGTATGTTCCATGTCTATCAAATACTGGAGTTTTAATTCCTGCCCATTGGGAACATTATGGACAATCTCCTAATGTATTCACCAGTAGACTAAGAACTTCTCTTAGGTTCAGTTATTGTGACGATGATAAATGGGAGTTGTTTAATGCCAATTAAAACTATGAGATACTGTGTTGACATAGATGGTACTATCTGTACCCCAACTGTTGGTAGGGATTACCACAAGGCTCAACCATTTAAGGATCGAATTAAGACCCTAAATAAATTGTATGATGAAGGAAATTATATTATTTACTTCACAGCTCGTGCGATGGGTAGGTTCTCAGAAGAGGAACACCAAATTGCACAGGCAAAGGCTTCAGCAGTTCTATTTGAACTTACCACAAAGCAACTCAATGAATGGGGTGCAAAGTACCATGAATTAATCATGGGTAAACCTCATGCAGATTACTTTATTGATGATAAAGCTTGGCCTGATCATGTTTTCTTTAATGATAGACGATGACATTGAATACCGTAAAATTTGTTTCTAAGGGTTGGGGATTTGAGAAATGGATCGCCAATAATAAACAGTATTGCGGTAAATTATTGTTTATCGCAAAGAACAAAAGATGTTCTTGGCATTACCATAAGTTAAAGAGAGAAACATTTTATGTCCAGTCAGGACGTATTAAATTGTGGTATGGTAAGACAGATGACAGAGATGCTTCAAGTACTACTATATTGGAACCTGGCGATAACTTCCATGTACCAAGGGGTTTGAGACATCAGATGCTTGCTATAGAAGATACAGAACTATTTGAGTTCTCTACACAACATTTTGATGATGATAGTAATAGAGTAATTGCTGGTGACTGATTGGCCGACAAAGTTAACTGATCTTATTGTTGAGTTACCTCTCATTGAGGATGCAACTTGTGATGCGATGGTTGCTTGGTTTCATGAGAATGTAGATAGACAAGTTGTAGGTGCAGTAGGTGGTACAGGAGAACAGACAGTTAATACTGAATGTTGTAAAGCAACTGATATTGTTGTTAAACCATCAGATAAAATATTTCATTGGATGTCACAGATATCGCACTATGCATATAGTGAGTATCTAAACAGAGCGCCTGGACCTACTACAGATATTGTCTTTAATGACTTTGCTATAAGATCATACCAACCTAATGATGGATACTTTGTTGAGCATACAGATCAACATGCAGGTGGTAGTGTTAATAGGGTGTTTGCTATAATAATGTATTTAAACACCGTAGATGAAGGTGGAGAAACAGAGTTCCCCTACTATGATGTAAAGATTAAACCAGAGAAAGGTAAGGTATTATTATTTCCTGGCAACTATTTGTTCCCACATAAAGGCAACAAACCTATGTCGGGTGTAAAGTATATTGCTACGTCTTGGGTTGAGTTTCAAGAAATTCCTTCACAGTAATAAAGTCATAATCAACCCACTTCATATCTGCACAAGTATATTTTTGGTACTTTCCTTTTAAGTGATCTGGGAATGGTATCATTTTTATCTTGACTTCTTCTTTGTCTGCTACTGCTTTTGCAACATCATAGAAAGATATTGGGTTACCTGTTCCTATATCATATATTCCACTGGGAGCATCATTGTTCATAACAATGTTGACTATATCAGTTACACATACAAAGTCTCTTAAGAACTGATCAGATCCTTCAAAGAGTTTTATTTCTCCAGTTTCACGAGCTTGTTGTGTGAACTTTGATACTGGACTTGCTTGATCTACTTTAAGTTTATCTTCTTCTCCTGTTCCATATACATTGAAGTATCTAAACCCCTGTATATACCTGAACTTATCAAGATTATCTTGTACGTAGTAATCTATTATAAGTTTTGATATTGCATATTGATTTAATGGATTTATCTTCTTAGTTCTTTTGGTTTGATTACCATATACTGATGCTGATGATGCATACTTAACTGGTATCTGATGTTCTATTGCATGGTAGAGTATCCATGCTGTGAAGTCTTGATTGTAATGTGAGATCTTCATCCAGTTTGGTTCTACCGTGGATGACATTGCACCATTGTGTATGATTAAAGTGACTCTTTCCCAATCATCAAACTTAGCAAGCCATTTCCAACAGTCATCTTTATCAATACAGATGACATGTTCTTTCATCTCTTCTTCAACATATCGTTTAAAATGAGAACCGATGAATCCTTTATGTCCTGTTATTAATATCATCCGTATGGTTGACCTTCTGTCTTAGCAAAGTGTAGTGGTAGGAAGAATACTTGAACTAATCTATAGTCATCTCCTTCAAAGAATCCTTCTTTATCATATGATCCATGCAATACATGATCTGGATAGAAGATCATTCTATTGTATTTCATATCCGCAAGGTGTTCCAGTTTCCAAGGACCTATATCATCAGCAACATAATCTTCATCCCATATACCTTCTTGGAATGGATTAACAGTTGTCATACCTTTGTATGAATAGAATCCAGTTCCACCTTTACATTCTTTACCTTTATTCAAATATATTAATCCTGCCCAACCCCTACTCTTATCGTCTCCTTCTCTTGGTATATCTACGTGTGGTAACTTAACTCTGTCTGGTGATTGAGTTACATTCACAGAGAAGGGTACATTCCTACAGGACTGTTCAAAGTGCGGTTGTTCTTGCATTGTTAGTCCGTAACAATTCAATGCAACATCTTTCCATACTTCTCCCAGATGATCCAAGTCCATATTCATGTCTACTCTTGATCCAGGCAGACATCCACATACTCTTTTGTTTTTTGTTGGAGGACATCTCAGAGCAAGATTTCTAACCTTATCTGGATTCTTATAAAAATTATCAATATAGATTATTGGATGTTCTTCCCATCCTATTAATTCAACTCTTGCACCCAACTCATCGTTTATTGCAAAAGTTTCTTCCTCATCAATAAAATACTTTTTCATATTAGACTAAATACTTTGGAGAAACCTATGATTATTGGGAATGGCTAAACCATCCAGTAGAAACGAGTTGAAGGAATATTGCCTTAGAAAACTCGGAAAGCCAGTATTGGAGATCAACGTTGACGATGATCAAGTCGAAGATCTGGTGGATGATGCACTCCAATATTTCCATGAGAGACATGGAGAAGGAATAGATCGTGTGTTCCTAAAACATAAGTTATTAGAAGTTGAAAAGACTACACTTACTGGGATTGCATCTACAACAACTGCAAACAGTACTTTTGGTGGTATACCACAACTTGAGTATGAAGAAGGTGCAAACTATCTTCAACTTCCAGATTCCATTATTGGAGTCAATAAGGTATTCAAGATGGATTCGAGCTCGATATCTGATGGACTATTCAACATTAAATATCAAATCTTTTTGAATGACTTATATTACTATGGTGCAATTGATTTATTGAACTATGGTATGGTTAAGTCATACTTAGAGACTTTGGATTATTTGATTAATCCAGATGCTCAGGTAAGATTTAATAAGAAGAATGGTAGATTATATTTAGATATAAATCTAAAAGAACTTACTGATAACCATTACTTGGTACTTGATTGTTACAGAATTGTGGATCCCGAAAGTGAAACAGCAGTATATAATGACTTCTGGCTTAAACAGTATACCACTTCATTGATTAAAAAGCAATGGGGTCAAAATTTAATTAAATTCACAGGTGTTAAACTACCTGGCGGATTGGAATTAAATGGTAGACAGATATATGATGATGCTATTAAAGAACTTGAGGAGCATGAGAAGAAACTCATGGAAGAATATGCTTTGCCACCTTTAGATATGGTAGGATAAATGCCTTTATCACCTTTCTTTCTACACGGATCTCCAAGTGAACAAAGACTTGTTCAAGACTTGGTAAACGAACATTTACAAATGTTTGGGCAGGATATCTTGTATATGCCCAGAAAAATTGTTAATGAACAAACAGTTATTAGAGAAATTACTGCATCCAAGTTTGATGATAGTTTCAGATTAGAAGCTTATCTGGTTAACTATGATGGATTTGGTACACCATCAGATGTACTGACTAAGTTTGGAGTACGTGCAACAGACGAACTTACTTTAGTTATCTCTAAAGAAAGGTATGATGATTTCATATCTCCTTTCTTAAAGAACTGGCCAGCAGATGAAATTAAGGTAGCCTTTACTCCACAAGAAGGTGACTTGGTTTATCTTCCATTGGATAATGCTTTATTTGAAATCAAGTATGTAGAAAGAAAAGTACCTTTCTATCAGATGAACGATCTGTTCATGTATGAACTTAGACTTGAGATCTTTGAACTTGAGGATGAGGTTATTGATCTTCCAGACAGTCTCACTGATAAGGAAGGTGTTCCTGTTGAGGATGCTATTGCAGGCACTGGACAAGTAGTAACATTACAAATGGTTGATGCATCTGCTTCTAATGCAGAGGCAACTGTATCTCTTGCTTCTACGATTATTGGAACTCAATCGGTTCAGTATATTAAGATGTTCAATGATGGTAACTATAAGGGAACACCGGCGGTTACTATTCATAAACCCACCCAAGGTCATGGTGCTACTGGTGTAACTACTATTGCCGATGGTGCTATTCAATCAGCAACAATTACTTACAGTGGAACAAATTACATTAACATTCCAACAGTATCCTTTACACCACCTAATAGAGCAACCTCTACCCAGATTAAGTTTGGAAACAATTCGATATATCATAGTAGTTATAATGATGTTAATGGTGTTAACTTTAAATTTACATCGAATGTAGATTCAAGAGATAGTGGAGACGGTAGGTTATCATTCAGTTATTGGTATTATCCAACTAAGTTTGACACAGATCCAAACTTTGGTGGAGTTATGATGTGGACAGATAGATTCAAGTTATATCATAGAGAGACAGGTAATGTAGTGTTTGCCTCTGGATCTGGATCTATAGAGAACACAAATACTCTAACTTTAAATGCATGGAACTTTATTAGAGTAGAACAATATGGACAGGATGCAACAGTATCAGTCAATGGAACGGTAAGTAATAACTTAGGTACTGCTGATCCTATACTATTCTTTGCAAATGACCAATTAAAATTAGGATCAGATACAAATGGTGCTGGTAAAGCTCCTACTATTACAAGAGGATTTGAGGGATGGATAGATCATCTCACATTGAATTTAACAGGGGATAATGGATTTAGAACTACAAGTTCTCAACTTGTGCCTACTACTACGACACAACAAGAGACTGATCCTCAGATGAATACAACTGCTTCATTCATCAACACTTTTGATAATGAGTATCCAATAGTTACTGCAACACTTAATAATAATAGAGAATTAGATACTCTTACTATTAATCATCCAGGCAATGGTTATCTAACCAATCCTATAATGACTATTGAGGGTCCTACTCTTGGCGATCAAGCAACTGCTGTTGCGATCATGACAAGTAGAACTGGTGTTCCTAATCAGGCAATTGATAGAATCTTATTAATCAATCCAGGCACAGGATATACAACTCCACCATCAGTAGTATTCAGTGGTGGTAGTCCAGTATCTTCTGCTATTGCTACTGCAATAGTATCGGAAGCATGTCTTGGACCAGTTGCAATTACTACAGGTGGTTCTGGATATTTCTTTACTCCAACTGTTGGAATAACTTCCACATATATTCAACAGTCTACCGATACTACATTTAATATTCTTAATGCAAAAGCAGAAGCTGTTGTAAGTACTGCTGGTACTGTTAAAGAAATCAGATATAGTAATGCTGGTGCTGCATATACAACTACTCCCGCTACTGTTGCAATTGGTTCTGTAACATCTCCTACCTTTGGTAACTATACTCAAGGAGAATTGGTTGAAGGTGTATCTTCAGGAACCAGTGCATACGTTTCAAGTTGGGATGCTGCAAGTAGAATTCTAAAATTGACTATTCCAAGTGGAGACTTTGCAGTCAGTGAAGCAATTGTTGGAACTGGAGTTAGTTATAGAATAGGATCAATTACTTCAGATTTCGGTAACGTTCCTTTCGCATCTAATGAAGATATTGAGTTCGAGGCAGACCAAATCTTGGACTTCAGTGAAAGGAATCCCTTTGGTGAGTTCTAAATAGTTAAAAAATTGTCATGTTAACAAGTCATTTCTACCACGAAATAATTAGAAAAACCATTGTTTCTTTTGGAACATTGTTTAATAATATTGAGATTCAGCACAAGGATAAGGCTGGGTCTGTGGTAAGTGTTGTGAAGGTTCCTATTTCATATGGTCCACAACAAAAGTTCTTGGCCAGAGTAACTGAAGGAAGAGATTATCAAGGTGGAGTTGCGAAAGCTCTTACTTTACCAAGGATGTCTTTTGAAGTTATTGGGATGAATTATGATCCCAGTCGTAAGGTTTCTACAATGCAAACCTTTAAGGCAGTTAACAAGACTACTTCTAAGTTAGTGAAGGGTTATATGCCCGTACCATATAATATAAACATGCAGATGAGTATCCTTGCAAAGTTAAATGAGGATGCCATTCAAATTTTAGAACAGATTTTACCATACTTCCAACCAGCTTTCAATTTAACTATTGACTTGGTAAGTATTATTGGCGAGAAGAGAGATATGCCAATAACTCTTGAAGGTATAAGTATGGAAGATAACTATGAGGATGACTATCTAACCAGAAGAGCATTAATATATACACTGAACTTTACATGTAAGACATTCCTATTCGGTCCTATTAACAATAGTAGTGAAGGACTTATTAAGAAAGTTCAAACAGATTACTATGGTGATACTGCAAATCTTAAGACTGCACCAAGACAAGTTAGATATACTGCAGTTCCAGTTGCAGTCAAGGATTATAATGCAGATGATACCGCAAGAACCAATGAAGTATTTGATGAGAAGAAGACTTCATTCGGTGTAAACTCTGCAACTCCATTCGCTAAGGGTAACTTCATTCAGGTTGATGAGGAAGTTATGTTGATTAGTTCTATAAATTCTAATAGACTTACTGTAAAACGTGGTCAATATGGAACTGTAATTGCTCCACATGATATTAATATCCCAGTTAATGCAATAACTATACAGGATAATGAAGCGATCGTGGAAGGTGATGACTTTGGATTTGGTGAAACTAAATCCGAATATGCAGATGGACAAGTCTTTAGTGTAAGTCAACAGACTGATTCTGACCTATGAAGAGTGAATTCGACGCTATTGATAATGCTTTAGAGGTTTCTGCTGAGATTATTCCTACAAAGGAGATCCAAAAGAGTCCTACCAGAACAAGTATTAAAAAGTCTAAAGATGAATCTCCTGAGATTCAACAAGACTATGAGTATAGTAGAGCCCAGTTATATTCTCTGATAGAGAAGGGACAGGAAGCAGTTGATGGTATACTTGAAGTTGCACAAGAATCTGAGTCTG